GTTGTGATGGCTGTACTTGATGAATAGCTTGTGGTATATTTTGTTGTATTTGCGGTACAATATTACCACGTAAAGCATCACCTAATACTCTCTTGACATCGTCACTACGTCTTTGTAACGTACTAGACGACCCTATAATCTGGTCGTCTAGATTTTTCATTAAGCCGTAGTTCGAGCCTATAAAATTAACTAGAATTTCTTGCTCGTTTGCCATTTTATGAATTTAGGTCTAGACCATCAAGTAGTTTAGATACTTCATCGTCATTATCTACTGATACTCTTACAGGTGCTTCTTTAACTTGTTTTGGAGCTTCTTCTACTGCTGCTTTCTCTGTTTTATCAGCATAAAAATGCTCTTTTAACATCAGCTTAAGATCATCAGCGCTCTTTACTGTAAAAACCTTATCGATTTCAAATACACTGTCATATACCTTCTGATACTTATCTTCATCTAGGTCCTTAATTTCAGATGGTAGTGAAAACTTCGAAGCTACATATGAAGGAAAATCACCTTGCTTTTCTACTTTAATTCTTAGATTAACACCATTTGGAGATAAATCAAAGATACGAGGACCAATGCTCTCAGATTCATCACCTTCGATTGCATCAGTGATTACTGCTTGAAGTTGTTTACCGTAGCGTAAGATTTTTACCTTACCGTTATTCTCCGAGTTAGTAGGGTCGTTTACTACGTAAACATTTACGAGCCATTTTTCAGCTCTCTTAACTGTCTCAGCTTTCTTTTTCTGGGCATCTGTACCAGTTTTAAGAATGCGAAATCTTTCTTCTGCAATTGGATCTCTTTCACCAAAAGTCTGTAAGCTTAGTGTAGAGACGTATTGACCTGTTGAAAAGCTTGTCCATCCGTGTTGATAGTAATGGAAAAATGTCTTTTTTGGTTCTTTCGTAGGTAGCAATCTTACTGTGTAAGTATTACCCGGTTCGAGCTTAAGTATATCACCTGTACCTCCTGTTTGTTTGTCGTGTGCAAGTGCACCTTTAATACTTTGGAATATATCGTTTATGTTATTTTTGTTATATGATGTCATAAGAAAATTTTAGAAATTGGAAATTAGTTTGTTGAAAATAAGGTTGGAAGCTTTTTTACATTTAGAGCTGGTATAATATTTGGTACGAAAAAAATTTAAGTTTGATATTTCTTTACCAAACATAAACCGTTTAACGTCGCTCTCATATTCTGATATTATTTTATCTACACCATCATATGAAAACAAGGGGTAAAGACAGATTTTTCTTTCTTTTAAGTGAAGTAAAAAACTGTGACAGTTACTACCTTCTTGCTTATATTTAATATAATCTACCATGCTTATACCGTTATCTTTACAGAATTTGTATATGAAAATGAAGCTATCTTTTATTTTTTCAACTGTCTGATCATGATCTGGGTTGTTGGGGATGAACGTGTTATGGTATATTGTATATGCTTTTATCGCTCTTTGTGATAGATAGAAAGCTAAATCAAAATATTTTTCACCATATACAAAATATGGTGCCTCAAAAAAGTCTTTTATTACTAGATGCTGAAATTTATCAAAGAATTTACCGAGCTTTGATACGCATACATACTCTGTTGTATTTTCAAAACCTTCAAAGTTTTTACGATATCTAAAAGGTTTATCGTTAAACTTACGCATAGTTTCTATATAGCAGTTATATATGTACTTTTCTTGGTTATCCATCTAAGTTTACTTTATTTTTGTTTATTATTTTAGTTATATACTTACTCTTAGTAACTGATGGTTCTATAGCTATAAATTTTTTAAGTGCTTGAAAATCACTATCTTCATCTATAACTAGTTTATATATTCTTTTAATCTTGGGATTAGTTATAACTTTTGTAAAAACTGTAGCAAAATTTATTTTTTTACCGTAGTAAAGATGGCAAAAGGTACAAAAAGAATAGAAAGCATGGTTAAATTCGGTATCTTCAATCGTTGCACTAGGTAGTTTAGGCTTAGATGTATTACTCATAAGATATGTTATGTGTAATACATAAATGTTCAACTACTTAGAATTTGAAGAGTCTTAGCATTATCACTTATATCTCCACCACTATCCAATGTATCGTCTTCATATATGGTAAGAGTTTTATAATCAATACGCAATGTAGTTGTACCATAATTTGGTCCAAATCTGTTTTTCGCTATATTCATTCTAGTTATGTTTAGTTCCCTGTCTTCGTCAGATTGTGTAATTATACCTATAAAATCAGCAGTAGCAGCCAATCCTATACTCTCACTTATACTTTCTAATCCAGGTTTATCGGTATTATAACCTGATCTGTTAAGTTGTGTGGCAGTAATTATTGGACAATTAAATATGTAGCTTAATGCTCTCACTTGCTCTGTAACAATTTTTACACGTTCATAAGAGTTATCCCCTGTCGGACCTTTTAGCAAATTAATATAATCTAATACTATTGCATCTATATGTATACCTGCACTTTGTATATTTTTTAGATATCCTTGTAGTTGTAATGGAGTTATAGTACTAGGTGGAAACTCTTTTATTATGAGTTTACTATTAGGGTTATCTTTTGAATGTTCAATTATCTGCGTTTTTAACGTTTGAGACTCACTTCTCAAATCTGATATTGGTATCTTACTAACACTAGATACTAATCTCTTAGCATACACAATCTCACTCATCTCAAGAGTTATCAACAATACAGTCTTACCATTCTTTGCAATATTGGTTGCAAAATTACCTAAAAATATACTCTTACCAACGTTAGTCTCACCAGCAAAGATATAAATTGCTCTTCCATTTTTTAACCAGCCACCACCTAACTTTCTATCTAAGAATTTATAACCTGTAGGTATTACAGGTTGATCTGTATTTATTTCTTCTATCAGAACATTAATATCTTTGAATAAATCTAAACCTATATTTGTTTTTAAATTTATATTACAACTCTTTTCAAACTTATCTAATATAAAACCTGTATCTATTTTACCGTTTGAAACATCCTTAGAGATATCAAGCATTGTATGCCATATGGCACGCTCTTTTATATATCTTTCTGTATTCTCAATAAGTTCGTCATTATTAAATGACTTATCCATTTCTGAGAACTTATTAACTACAGTTTTAAATGCATCTCTTAACTCTGAATCTATAAGATATGCTTTTAATTCAGTTATTGTAGGTGGTGCATTTCTTTTATCGTAAAAATCTTTAATAATAGTAAAGATAGTCTTTATATTTTTATCTTTAAAATGTGTAGGATTAACCGCTCCTATAACAGTTGAAAGGTATTTTTCATCTGTAAGCGATTTATAAATTAAAATCTGCTCGAAAAAATCTAAATTGATTTTCTGCATTAGTCTATGTTATTATACGGTCAATAATTTACCAGTATAAGCCTTGTACTTTTCTTTAAAGTATTTTTCACCCGCTTTCCATTCTTCAGTAAACTCTCTGAGACCTGGTGATTGATGAATAACTGGTATATCTATTACTCCAGTTTTTAATTTTGCTTTAGCAGCATCCATACTAAAAATTAAATCATAGAAATGAAACTTAGATGGATTGCTTACATCAAATCTTAAATCTCCAAGCTTTCTAATATCAATACCAATAAACAATCCATCTATAAGAAGTGCTTGTTTATTTAGTGGCCCGAAAGATGTATACATATAGTCATCAGGTGATCCATGACCAACACAACCAAGATGATCTTTTCTTTCTGATATAAGATGCCATAACATTGGTTTGTTCTGATTACTAAAATCTGCTACTTTTGATCCAGCTAAACCTGTAACATCAAACTGCTCAAAACCTTTATAAATTCTATCTAGAAAATCTATACAGTTTACAAATATATCATCGTGCATGAATACTATATGTGTTACGTATTCTTTAAAATAATCGACATCTTTAATAGCTCTATTATACACTATAGGTAAGCTTTCAGTATTTTGAAATACCCATTGTATTGTATGTCCAGATTGACTATAAAATACTCTTGGTAAATGTTTTTCTAAACATTTACCTAGTATTGTGTTATCTCTGTTTCTGTGTTTTGTTGCTATTACAAATTTTATATTCATTTTAATATGTGTTTAAAGTTACACTCAAACTCGCAATCTTGATTACCAAACTCATTATATTTTACACTTTTAGGTTCACCTATAAGTTTTTTATAAAATCCAATACCCTCTATACTATTACTATTAACATAAAATTTATCACACCATAATTCACTATCACCAAGTGCTGCTTGAGTTAACATTTTACCTATACCCTTACCTTTATATTTCTTATCTGTAACAATATAGTATGTTTTTAGTGTTTTTTCCGCTTTTGTATTACAGGTAAATGCATGCAAACCAACAATTATATCTGTTTGTTCGTAGCATGCAATTAATACTGGAAATTGCTCCCACCATCTTCTTGTCTCCCATAAATATCCAAAAGTATTCATTACAAAAGATTCTGTATTATTGTATACAAAATTCATAAGTCTATACTTATCTTCTTGTTTTGAGGGTATTACGTATTTTAACTTAAAGTTCATATTTCTAAAAATGGTGAGTTGCATTCAAAATTACCGACTGATTTGATATTTTTTTTGGTCATCCTATATAAAATACCTTCCTCAATTTCTTTATAACCTTCTCCAGGTGTAGAAGAAAAACTATTATGATCATAGAATAATGTACTACCCTGTCTTGCAAGGTATACATTTAGTGTTTTAATGTTCATTACCCATAAACCAAATGTTCCTTGTACCATACTTAGTACATATTCGATATTGAGTATTTCATTTGTAATAGTTGTGCAGTTATCAAACCTTTTTTCGTATAGATCGAGTAGTGCCGGTATTATACTAGTATCTACTAAGTTATCGTGGTCAGGTATATTCTCTTCTTTTAGTTGTTTAAAATTAGTTAAAACACCATTATGAGCGACAATCCAATTATTTTTTTCAAAAGGATGACAGTTATGCACTTTCCATTTTCTTTCAGATGACGTAGGTGCTTGATTATGTCCTAGATATAAGAAACCATCTGGTATTTTTACCTTATTCCAGTCAAAACTACCTTCTGTTTTTTGAATATCATATGTTTTACCATCAGTATAACATAAACCAGAAGCAAAATTACCACGTTGCTTGTTTACTTCATCTAAAATTTCAAATTTATTCGTATTAAATGATCCAAATATACCACACATATAGCTATCCTACCTTTCTTGTTAAAATAAACATATTAAATGATATTAACCTATTTCTGTTTTTCAAGACTAAATAATATTATGAGTTTTACAAAATTAGGATGGGCTAATAGATCAATTACGGGATATAACTTCTTAATCGAACAAGATGAAGAAGCAAATCAATCAACACCACCTGCTCCGAATGCTGAACTTTCACAGGATGCTATTATTGGTCCTATGTTAAAGTTTATTCAACAGAAAATGTTAGCATATATTAA